TAACCGACCGCTCGCAATGGTTCGATTTCTTGCTCAATCTCTTCGCCATTCGCTGCATAGGTAGTCGCCAGGGCATAGTCCGACTGCAGATTCATCCAGAACTGCGCGGATGTGTCGAAGAAGCGGCCCAGGCGAATTGCGGTATCTGCTGTGATGCCACGACGCTCGCGCACGATGTCATTGATGGTGGGAGCTGATACATGCAGCGCACGAGCAAGCGCAGCGGGAGTCATGCCCAGCGGTTCCAGAAATTCTTCGCGCAGCACTTCACCAGGGTGAACGGGGCGCATGCCGTTAATTGCCATGTAGCCACCTCCTCAGTGGTAGTCGACTATTTCAACCTGCGTGGGGCCTGCGTCTGTCCAGACAAAGCAGATCCGCCATTGGTCGTTGATCCTGATGCTATGTTGCCCTGCCCGGTTGCCTTGCAATGCTTCCAACCTGTTGCCCGGCGGGGAGCGTAGATCTCGCAGCTCCGTTGCCGCATTGAGCATCGCGAGCTTTCTGGTCGCAACGTTCAAGATGTTTCCCCAACGCCGGGAGCCTCCTGACTCGAACAACGCTCGGGTTTCATCACACCTGAAACTCAGAATCACGCTTTAATCCTTAACGTTAAGCGTTAATGAATCATATACCAATTGGTAAAGTCGTCAAGACGCGCCAATCGAATGCCCAGCCTGTGCCAGTGGCGAAAGCCGTAGGGCTGACTCCAAGTGATCCGGAGACAAATGGGCATAGCGCATCGTCATGGTGATCGATGAGTGCCCCAAGATCCGCTGCAAGCTGAGAATGTCACCGCCCGCCATCATGTAATGGCTTGCGAAGGTATGGCGCAAAATGTGGGTCAACTGCCCTGGCGTGTCGAAACCACAACGCTTGTAAGCACCTCGGAACGCAGATCGACACGTCATGAACAGCCGTCCGTTCCCAGGCATCCCAAGCTTCAACGCTATTTCCTCAACCTCCTTCGGGATCGGTACAGATCGAGACTGTCTGTTCTTTGTCCGGTGAAAATGCGCCTTGCCGCCGAATAGAGCTGCACGGGAGATGGATTCCGCCTCATCCCAGCGAGCGCCCGTAGCCAAACACAGAAGCGCAACCGGATAGGTGTGATTGTTGGTAGACCGACGACACTCATCGAGCAGCTGCCGGATCTGTGGAAGCGTCAGAAAGGTCAGCTCGGTTTGGTCGGTTTTGATCTGGCGGATGCTGGCCAGCGGGTTCTTACCCACCCACGCGCCAAGGCGGATCAGCTCGGAGAACACGGCAGACAAATAGCGCTGTTCGTGATTGACAGTGTGCGGAGAAGCTTCCTTGAGTCTGCGCTGACGATAGCGTGCCCATGCCAGCGCATCGAATTCAGAGGCCAGCGGATCACCTAGTCGTTCAGCGATCGCGAGTGTTCGTGACAGTCGTGTTTTCTCGTCTTTCAGCGAACAGCCGTGCAGCGAATGCCACAGGGTTGCCAAGTCAGAAAGGCGGTCATCGAGCGGTCGGCCTGTCAGCTTGAAGGTCGCAAAGAACTCGGATTCATAGCGCTGAGCTGCTGCCTTCGTCAGAAATCCTTTCTTGCGAATACGCCGCCCTGCCCGGCCATTCTCGTAGAAGTCAGCCGTCCAAGTTTTGCCGTCTTTTCTAGCAGTCATACCGCCCTACCCCATCGAACATGACGTTCCTGGAGCAGGTTCTTGATGTGCTTGTACAGATCACGCTCCGTCATATCCTTGGACGCATAGTGATCACGGATTACCGGCCAGCATTCCCACTCGCGCAACCGGTCAAAAGCTTGCTTAGCGCCCACCCGCTCCCTTGCTAGTAGGCTTACGAAGTTTCCCAGGAACAGCTCCACGTTCTTGCCGCTGAATCCACGACTGGTCTTGTAGTAGCGCTTGTATTCGGTGTCATCGATCAGGGAATCGACCGCCACGTCGACCCGCACGTCATCACGCATCAGCGTCCAAATCGGCTCAAAGTACCCAGGGCGTGCAAGCAGCTTGAATTGTCCGAGGCCGTACCGCCACAGACCGTCCAGATGAGCCGAGAAAGCGGCATAGGAATCCGTCTCGATGGCTTTTCCGGTCTTTACGTCGACGGAGCCGCTGGCGAACTGCTGAATGATCGAATGGTGGTAACGCAGCTCGACACGCCAAACGTCCGCGTTCGGGTCGTAGTTGTCAGGATCAGCCAAATCGAAGGAATCCCGACGACGCCAGATGCTTTCCCAGAAGTCGAGCTTATCGGTAGCACGGGCCTGCTCGGTCTTGTTGTAAATGCAGAGCTGGACACCACCGGCAGAACCGAACATGGACGTTTCCCCACGACCGTAAACGCTGGATTTGGTCGCCCACTCGATCTGGTTGATGCCAGTGATGTCGCGGTGCGTTCTGGCGCGACAGTGCAAGCGCGCTACCAGATCAACCGGAGGCTTCCAGCCCTGCAGATCCAGCGCAAGGTGAACGGCACACTGGTTACGCTCTCGATGGGTCAGCACTGCTGCAGCGTAATAATCCATTCGCTCTTGCAGACGCTCAGGCGACAGCGTGTCGATGGCATGGGGTGACACCTCGATTTTCAGGTGCGGACCGATGCTGTCGAGCTTAGCGTTGAAGTTCTTGATGAGCAGGATGAAACCGAGATCAGCGTTTTGCAGCTTGTACTGGTAGCCAGAGTCCCGCCCTACCCGACCGGAGTGCCAGATCTGTCCGGCGAACTCGACCAAAGCGCCCGGCTTCTCGAACAACGCCATGATTTCCGGTCGAATCAGCCCGCGATACAACTGGCGAACTGTATCGACGCCACAGCGGAGCAGGCGAACGGATGACAGATCCACAAACTGAACCGTGCTCGGATCGACGAATAGTCGGCTATGGGCATCTTCCAACCCGGTCAGGATGTCGATGCGTTTGAAGTCCTTATTTGCCATTCCTTTTTCCCCTTTACTCTGGATTACTCTGGTTGCTCACTGGAATTTGTATGACGTGTTACAGGGACGTCAGCGCGCGCAGCACGCCGGCTCGTGCCTCGCCGTGCGTGCCAGGGGCACGCTGACGGTCTTCACCACAGGAACTCCCCTTTCACATACGGAACATGCGTAAAACGCGTGCCCTGGGGCTCGCTTTGCTCCTGGCGAGGCTGTGCAACCGGCTGCGGTGCCGGTAGCTGGTTGTTCCGGTTCTGGTCTTGCATCGAGCCTCGGTCGGGCTTCGTCGGGTCGAAGTAGCCGTTCTGCACAACCGTCATGCAGAACTCGAACGACACCTGTAGCAACGTGCCTTGCTGGGTGTTGCAGCGGCACCCGGTCAGCCCGTCATCGGTATCGCCAATGCTCATACGCCGTCGGTTACGGCTGATGAGCGCTCGGTCGTTAGTGGCGATGCAGACGGGCTTGGGAAAGGATTGCGGGGTGTTCAGCTGGTCATAGATCGGCGCTGAGCCGGGCACATCGCGAATCCGAGGCACACGCGACCCGAGATATTGCTCAAGCGTTTGCGGCTGTTCCTGGCCCTGTCCACCGATGGGGTTGATGAAGGAGCCGACGACGCTTTTCGCCTGATCGACCATGCTTTCGGATTCGAGCTGCGCGCCGATCTGGTCTGCAACATCGGGCGCGGTCTTCTCTTGCTCATACCGGGCATAGGCTCGGTACACCAGAAACCCCGCCCCGATGATCACCGCCGCGGCCAACAGGAATTTGGTCGGCACCTTGGTCTGGAAATGGTGCTTGGCGTTGGTGCTGGTGTAGGCGCCGAAGTACTTCTTATCCAGGCGCAGCGACTTCTTGTCGGCATCCTTGAAGCTGGATTTCACTTCGACCTTTTCCACCACCACTTCCGACTCGAAGCGCAGCAGTTGGGAGGATTTGAAGACGCGCCAGTAGTGAATGTGGGAGTTGCACAGGCGGCGAAGGTGAACATCCAGATAGCGCGGGTCTTGGGTGACTAGATGCACTTCGTGGCCCTGGTGACGCATCGTCTCGAAGCGGGTGATGTGCTCCGGTGGCCGCGCCCGTGGATCGCGAGAGCCAAACCAGCCTTGGGCCTCATCGACCACGATGATTGCGTCAGCGGGCAGCTCGAACCACTTCTCCGGGTCTTCAAACACGAACCAGCTCGCTTTGAGCTGTTCGGGCTTGAGGCCATTGATGTTGTGGTAATAGACGACGCGCCCTTGGGCGTGGGCGCTCTCATCGACTTCGCGGATGGTGTTAAGGGTCTTGCCGTGCCCCGGCTTACCCGTGCGGATGATAAGCATGGGATCAGGCCGTGAAGTTAGTGACGTTGCCGAGCTTGGTACGGCGGTCGGCAAGCTTGTCGATGCCGGTCAGCACCATCCGAGTGGTGATCGCGGCGAAGTACATGTTCAGCGCTACATCAATCTTCGCCAGCCCCAGGATCAGCTGAATCGACTGGGCGACGTTGCCCATGTTGGCGAGCATGTAATCCTTGGCTTCGCCGATCACGAAGTTAATGCCGAGGTAGCTGACCATGCCGATGCCAAGCACCCGCAAGACCATCATCACCAGCGGTTTGACGATCATCACGGCCAGCATGGCAAGGTAGTAAAAATGCATCAGGCACCTCCAAAGGCGCGACCGACATAGACGGCGCAGAACATTGCGGTGAAAGCCACGATCAGCCAGGACATGTCCGTAGCCGCTCGGCAGAGGGGTTCGTACTTGATTTGCAGGGTGCGGCCACCGCTTGAGCGCAGGTTCATAGCCTCGGGCGAAGGGCAACCTGACGGCAGGAAGCGTCCGGCGCTGTTGATGAAGCTGGGCGCGTTGACCTCGGCTTCTTTCAGCTCGAACTGTTCACCCTCGAACAGCCCCTCGATATCGCTTTTCTTCTTGGTAAAGTCAGCCTGCTCTTCGGCATTGCAGCGCATCTGCTTTTGTTGCTTGAGGATGGCGCACTGGACCGCATCGCCCTTGCAGCTGATTTCGGCGTCGCAGGCTTCCCCCATTACACCGGGCTTGATGCACTTGTCTGGATCGGTCGCCGGGTCGCACTCAGCCTCGCCTTCTCCGTCGCCCTCACCATCGCCGGTGCCATCTCCTTCACCGTCTCCTTCGCCGTTGCCTTCTCCATCCCCTGAGCCATCGCCGTCACCGCTTCCATCGCCATCGCCAGAACCGTCACCATCCCCTTCGCCGTCACCTGGATCTTCGGGATCGGTCGGATCTTCCGGGTCGGGGTTTTCTGCATCATCACAGCCGCCGACTTCTACTTCCGGATCACATGCCTTCGGGGGTTCCTTGCTGCAGAACGTGCCGTTCCACACATAGCCTTCAGGGCAAGCGTTATCGGGATCAGGCGTAGGGGTGTCGTCGGGATTGGTGGTGTCGCTTGTACCAGCAGGCGCGGTGCGAGTGGGTTCGCCACCTGTGCATTCCAGGCCGGCGCTTTTGTATTCGTAGGAGCCGAACACACCCGGGGGATTGCCGCTGGTGTAGGCGTACACGTTGGTCGGGGCAGTGAAGGCCCAGCTGTATTGGCAGCTGTTAGCGCAGACGCTGCCTGGAGGTTCGGTCGATGGTTGGCCGACAGCAGCTTTGATCAGGTGCTGATGGAGGATTGTTTGGCCGTTGGTGGCTTCGCAGGCGTTTGGCGGGGGTACACATTGACCCGTGGTCGGATCAAATTCAGCGCCTAAATCGCACTCAGTGCCGTATCGAATCGCTTTATAGGATGTGGAAGGATAACGAAGACCGCCAGACCGAAAAAAATTACACGTAAAGGAAGAGTCGGTTTGTCTGGTTATTGTGGTGGAGGATGCAACGATATCGCTTGTCGGCGGGTGTTCAGTAGCATGAGCCTTACAAGCGGTTAACGGGTCTGGATGAGGACCGTAATTGCCGGGTTGTGACGCCCAGTAATAGGTTTCAGCAGCCGCAACTTGAGAAAACAGAAACGTGAAAACAAGCGGAAGTAAATAGCGCACGCTCATCACGCCCGATGAGAACCCGGATTTCATATTCACACCCGCCCAAAAAACACGAGATAGAACGCCAGGGTGGTCAGGATCAGGACGTACAGTTGGTAACTCATTGGCGTTCCCTCGGAAGTGAAAACCCCGCCGGAGCGGGGTTTGTTTGCTTCGGCACGTGCGGTGCGCAACCCCGGCTTACAGGGCGCGGCGCATGTACTTGAACGCCATGGCGGCGATGATCACGGCGAAGACGGCCCAGCCGATGGTGCCGACATCGGTGCCAGCCTCATCGAGTGCGCCGGTCGCTTCCGGGGGTACGGCTGCGTACACGGTGCCAGCCAGGGTGGTGAGCGCGGCAGCAGCGCCAACGCCGATTTTCTTGATGAAGTGCTTGTTCAGTTGCATGGGTGATACCTCACTGTTTCAGGACTTTTTTGAGGACCAGAAAGCCGAACACGGTGGCAAAGAGCACGATGGCTTCTGCCTGGAGTTCGGAGACCTGTTCCCAGGACAGTGCAGCGCCGTAGAGGCTCTGCATTTCCTCGACCGTGAGGGCAACCAGCGACCCGGAGCAGACAGGCGTACCGTCAGCGCCTTGCAGCCAGTCACCGTCACAGGCGAGGAAATTCATTCACCGGCCTCAAGGAGGTCGGCGGCTTGTTCGAGGGGCTCGCAGTCGGGGCAGACGGCGAAATGGGGCGGCAACCGCAGATCGGGCAGCAGATCGCTTTGCGGTGCGGGCAGGCTCATGAGCTTGCCCATGTCGTTGCCGCAGCAGTCGCAGATAACGCGGTCACCCATCAGCATGGTCCGCCCCTCCCCTTAGTTGGCTTTGGCTGATTCCGGCTGAGTGCCGGTCGCAGGTTTGCCGGGTTGTTGGGCTGGCTGCTGAGTGGGCTTGCTGGCCTGGGTGGCGTTGGTCTTCGCGGATTCCAGATGGAGGCAGAGATTGTTGCCCTTCTGTTTGCCAGCTCGGGCGATCTCGAAATGGATGCGCACGGTTTCCAGCGGCTCGAAATTGGCGCCGGAGGCAAACACCTCATCGGCCACTTCCAGGGGAACGTCCATGCTGACGATGGACAGGCCGTTTTCGGTTTGGCCGTCCGGCTCATCGCCGTAGAAGACCTTAACGATCTTTACTTCGGTGCCGTTCTGGCTAAATGCGAGCTTCTGAGTGCCGAGAAATGCAACTTCCATAGTTGAACGTGCCATGTTGTGTTACCTCAGTTAGTTACGCTTAGTGCGTGGGTTTGCCTTTTTGCGGGCCGAGAGAGCCCAGACCGAGGAACTGTTAAAGTTTGCCTCTCGCCTGGGTTTACGCGGCTTACAACGGATTTGTGGTACTAGTTATACACGCTTGGAAAGCGTTTTTATTGCCGATCAAGAAATGTTATTAGTTGCTGCAAGTTCGTGGATTACTATGTAATTAACTGGTTTCTGAACTTCGCTACTATTAATTAATACTATTAACACCAAGGGCTTTGCCCTTGTCATCCCACTCTTGCCGCCGAGGGCTCGGGAGCGCGGGGCGGAGAAGCTGCCCCACACTCACGAGCGAAGGCTTTTCTGTTTGTGCAGGGTCAAGGGTGCGCTCCGCCCGTGCTTCCGTTTTTCCGAACGGTGAAGCGTGTTCGGACAAGCCGGGAGCGCGGCCCTGGACCTGTTCGGCCTCGGTGTTGGTTGTATTGGCGGGAACGCTGTCGGGCTTGGCTCCGTCCCGGTGCTGGCTGATCTTCATTGCCAACCAGGGGAAGCCGAAGATCACCACCGCAAGCAACGCGATGGGCAGATAGACGCGCCAGAAGAAGTCAGCGTGTTGTTCCTGATTAGCCACGGCTCAGGCCTCCAGCTCGAACGGTTCGTGAATCGGCACGTAGGGCGTGGGTTTGCCGGTGTCGAACACAACGCTCCAATACTTCGGCGGTCGGGCTGGTGGCGTGTGTTTCTCGCAGGTAGAGGCCGGTATCACCGCCCATTCCGAGGCGAGGACTGTCCAGACACCAGCGATCTTGCCCATCCTTATTGTGCGAATCGGCTGCACAGATGCGGGGCGGCATTGGGCGCAGGGTGTGGACCGGGAGCGAGCGGGTTTCGCCACTTCGCGACCGGACCAGCAGACAGAGCAGGCGCAGTCCTCGGGATGCGGCAGGCGCAGATAGTTGGACAGGTTCATAGGCCATCCCCTCCCCTGGCTTTCCATAGAGGGCGCGGATCATTCGGAGCGCTCCTGTTCGTTTGCGCTGGGCACAACCTGAGAGAACGACGACTCCAGGCGAATGACGATTTCGGCGTTTAGGGAGCGGCGTGCAGCTTGGGCGGACTGCTCGACCTGAGCCCGGAGTGCAGCAGGTATGCGCAGCTTGAATTGCGGGTCCGTGCGGCTCATTGGTTCACCCCTGGAAAACGCACCAGACGGGTTTTGCCCAGTTTCACGCTCTCGACGGCGCCAGTTCTGACCCAGCCAGCGACCATATCTACGGATACACCGGCCAGAGCGGCGAAGGCGGCTTGCGTATAGAGAGGAGGATTCATGCGGTCCACCCCTGTTCCAGCAGCCAGCTACGCAGCAGCGCACTAGAGTCCAGCCGCACCAATGCCAGCAAGCGAAGAACTTCGCAAAGGATGTCGCTATTCATCGGCGTAATCCCCCTGGCAGAACACCGACTTGCCCCGCTCGATATCGCGGCGGATGCGGTGCAGGTTGATGACGCGGCGGCGACCGATCTTTACGGTCGGAAGCGTGTAGGTTTCGACCCAGCCGCGCACCACGTCTTCGGTGATCTGCTCGACGCCCATCATCTCGGCCAGCACTAGCTGCGTGCAGAACGGCGCCTCCCGGAAGCTGACGATCCGTTCGGCTTGGCCTTCGATGGTTAACCCTGCTACACCAGACTGTTCCATGTGATTGCCCCTATAATCCGATCACTATCGCGCTATGGCTGATGAACATGTATTAAATACATATGTCCATAATACATCTAAAGCGCAAAATGTACATAAAACATCTATGGCATTTTTCAATGAGCGAAGGGATTACCGATAGAGGCTATCGATTGCTGGAAGTCGCCAGCCTCAAGACCCTGGCTGAAGCCGGCAGCACGGACTACGTTCGGTGGCAAAACATTAAGAGAGGGAAAGCCAGAATTGGCGCGAACGAAATCGAGATCCTCGGTCGAGTATTTCCTGATTTCCGTTGGTGGCTGCTGACCGGCGAAGTACAGCCGGAGAATGGCCAGACAAGCCCCGACTACGACGAGGCCAATCGAAACTTGGCCAATCCAAACGCGGGATAGCGATCACACAGAAAGTAGCTAGGCGCTGGTACGCCCGAAGGAATGGAGAGGATCAATGAAACGGACTTTACTGGCGCTGGCGTTAGCCTCAAGCCCTGCCCTCGCTGACGAGTCAAAACCCATTGCCACCCAAGTCGGTGATGCAATGCGGCCTGCTGCCGAAGCCTATGGCAAAGGTGTACAGGAATTGGTGAACGAGTTCTTCGCCGGTTCCAAAGGCCCAATGGGCGAAGCCGCCCGAGCCAACCTCAAATCCCAGGACCGACGCGAACGCGAAGCCAATCGCGGGGTTCGGCGCACCATGAAGGAGTGCATCAAGCCTGGGAACGTCATCGATGATGACGTGAAGGAATGCATCGATGGCCTACGCGTAAAGGAGTGGTAA